CTAACACAAAGGGTAAGGGTTCTGACGATGGCCGCTTTATCGGCACCAACGTTATGAACGAAGCTTTTCTTGAGCGATTCTCCATTACTCTTGAGCAGGAATATCCTGCCATGAAGGTCGAGAGTAAGATTCTCACGAATGTTCTATCTTCTTCTAATATTGAAGATAACGAATTTGTGAAGAAGCTTGTTTCATGGGCTGATGTCATTCGGAAGTCTTTTGCAGAAGGTGCTGTTTCTGATATTATTTCTACTCGCCGTCTGGTTCATATTTGTGAAGCATATGCGATCTTTAATCGTGATCGTGAGAAGGCTGTCCAGTTGTGTCTTAATCGATTTGATACTGACACAAAGAATAGCTTCCTTGATCTGTATAAGAAGCTGGATGAGACAATCAATCCAATCGATCCATCTACCGAAACAAAGTCAACGGATGAAATTCCGTTCTAAAAAGAGCTTGACAGGCACATAATTACCTGTCATAATGAATTCAATACCGATTAAGGTTGCCAGTCGGTATTGAATTTTTTGAAAGGCAACGTAACATAGGAGTGAATATAATGGCTCAACTTGATCGTATTACAAATGTACTCTCACGTAACAATAAGGGCGCTGGTATTACTGCAGCTAAGCTTGCACGGCTTGCTAAGGTAGAACCAACCAATATTTACAAGCGTGTTAGTGAACTCCGAGCCGACGGTGTTGTAATTCATAAGAACTATCGTACTATTAATGGCAAGAGAATGGTTCACTACCGTATGCCTCTAAAGGCATAATTCTTTCTTTGAATAGTATTAAAGAGTGGTTGAAAGACCACTCTTTTTTTGTTATATATACTTAGTTATGTAATGTAACGATAATAGATTTGGAGATTATATAATGCAATTAACAATCAAAGCAGAAGAATTGAGAAAGTGCAAATTATTCGTATCCACCCCTATGTACGGTGGTCAATGTGTTGGTCTTTATATGAAAGCATGTCTTGATTTACAGGCATTGTGTATTAGATATGGCATGGAAGTAAGATTTTCATTTTTGTTCAATGAAAGTTTGATCACACGAGCCCGTAATTATCTGGTTGATGAATTCATGAGATCGGGTTTTACTCACTTACTTTTTATTGATTCCGATATACTATTTGATCCTAATGATGTTATGGCTCTTATTGCTCTTGATAAAGACATTATTGGCGGCCCATATCCTAAGAAGTCAATCAACTGGAGAGCAGTATGGAATGGATCAAAGAAACTTTTGAACGATAAGAATTTTGATGAATCTAAATTCAATCCAGGTGAACTTGAAGGACTGACAGGTGAATATGTATTCAATCCAGTTCCCGGCACTAAATCATTTAACGTTCAAGAACCACTTGAGGTCATGGAAATCGGTACTGGCTTTATGATGATTAAGAGAGCAGTTTTTGATAAGTTCAAAGAAGAATATCCACATCTTAACTATAAGCCAGATCATCTAGGTCAAGCCAACTTTGATGGATCTAGATATATTCATGCTTACTTTGACACTGTGATTGATCCCGACAGTCATAGGTATCTTTCAGAAGATTATATGTTCTGTCAATATTGGAGAGCCATAGGCGGTAAGATTTGGTTGTGTCCGTGGATGAAGACAACACATGTCGGAACGTATGGATTTTCTGGTGATATGCCTAAGATTGCAGCAATTAATGGAGCATTATAATGGCAATAATTGGACTGGTTGGCTTTGCTGGTTCTGGCAAAGGAACTGTTGCTGAATATTTGGTTAACAAACATAATTATACAAAGATTGCTTTTGCTGATCCATTGAAGGATGCAGCATCAATTATCTTTGATTGGCCAAGACATCTTCTGGAAGGTGATACTGTACCATCAAGAGTTTTTCGTGAGAGACAAGATGACTTTTGGTCAAATAAATTTGGTAAAAAATTCACACCTAGAATGGCATTACAGCAACTGGGGACAGAAGCATGTAGAGGTGTTTTTCATCAAAACATATGGATTCATTTACTAGAAAAGAGAATTAGTAGTCTAGAAAATGTTGTTGTGACAGATGTTCGTTTTCCTAATGAGATTGAAGCCATTGTTAAAATGGGCGGAAAGATTATTAGAGTAAAAAGAGGTGACGAACCAGAATGGTATGATACTGCCAAAAAAGAAAATAGAACAAATCCTGATTTGGTTTGGATTCTGTATGATGCATATCAAACAATGGACAGAAAATATCCAGATATCCATATTTCAGAATGGGCATGGATTGGTCATTCTGAAATTCGGCATGAGTTGGAAAATAATGGAAGTATTAAACAACTAGAAAAGAACATAGAAAAGTTGTTGCATACGCCCACACAATCTGCTAATATATAAGTTCATCTAAAAATGGAGACTTTATTATGAAATTATCTGAAACATCTCTTCTTACATTCAAGAACTTTGCATCTATTAACTCTGGTGTTGTTCTTAATGCTGGTCATGTACAAAGAACGTGGTCGGTTGACAAGAGCATTCTTGTTGAAGCAGAACTTGAGGAATCATTTCCGTATATCTTTGGTATTTATGATCTAAATCAATTTCTTGGGAATGTGACAACTCTTAAGACACCAACATTGACTTTCTCTTCTGATTATGTTACACTGAATGATAATGATATGAATATCAAATATCGTGCTTGTGATTCTGAACTAATTAGTTCACCACCAAATAAGACACTGGTTCTAAATGAACCAGACGTAACATTTGATTTAACACAAGTTGCACTAACAAAGATACTGAAATTGGCATCAATGAATAATCTTTTTAATATCTCTGTTATTGGAGAAAATGGTAAGTTGCGTATTCAAGCACATGATAAGAGCAACGATAAGTCAAATGAAATCTTCACTGAACTTGATTCTTGGAGTGGCGCAGATTTTATCTGTACTTTTCGTTCTGAGAATATCAAGGTTATTCCAGATGATTACTCTGTAAGTATCAAGTTAAATGCATTCTCTCATTTCAAGAGCAAAACAAGAAATCTATCATACTTTATTACACTATTAACAAAGTGAGGTGAAAAATGTCAATGATTGGTCATAATCAAAAGAATTTTGTAAGCGTAAATTCTCTCTCCCAGGCAGATAAGGATAAGTTGAAGGGTGTTATCAATGAACTAAATGATTCTATGACACGGGTTGCTGCTGAGAAGGAATTTCAGAAAGAAGCAATCACAAAAATTTGTGATGAGTTGGGATTAGATAAGAAACTCATTCGTCGTATGGCTAAGACATATTATAAAGCAAACTTCAATGATGAAGTAGAAGAAAATAATACATTTGAAGATTTCTATACAGTGGTTATGAATATCTCTAAGACTTGATTTGGAGAATTATTTGCGTTGTGAACCACATCTCTATTTATAATTCTCTATCTCTAGGAAAACTCAATGAGTGAAGAATTTCTATATGTACAAAAGTATAGACCTAAGACTGTATCTGAATGCATTCTTCCTGAAAGACTTAAAACGGTCTTTCAGGAATTTGTTAATTCTGGTAACATTCCTAATCTTCTTCTCACAGGTACAGCAGGTGTTGGTAAAACAACTGTTGCTATTGCTATGTGTGAAGAATTAAATCTTGATTATCTCTTTATCAATTCTTCAGATGAAAGAGGTATTGATACACTACGAAACAAGATCAAAGGTTATGCATCTACGTTCTCTTTTGAAGGTAAGAGAAAGGTTATTATCCTTGATGAAGCAGATTATATTACACCAGAAGCACAAGCTGCTTTAAGAGGTGCTATTGAAGAATTCTCTAACAATTGTACATTTATCTTTACATGTAATTTTAAAGCACGGTTGATTGAAGCTATTCATTCTAGATGTTCTGTCATTGACTTTACTCTGCAGACAGAAGAAAAGCCTAAGATGGCTTCTGCTTTCTTTAATAGACTTTCAGAGATTTTGAAATTAGAAAATGTTGCTTATGATAAAGCAGCATTAATTGAGATCATCAAGAAGTTCTTTCCTGACTATAGAAGAACGATGAATGAACTGCAACGTTTCTCTAAGAACGGAACAATTGATGCTTCTGTGATTGCACAAGTGTCATTGGTCAAGAGTATTGATGATCTAGTAAAAAATCTGAAGGAGAAGAATTTTGGTGAGATGCGTAAATGGGTCGTATTAAATTCTGACATAGATTGTGCTAGACTATATCGGAAGATATATGATGGATTGTATGAGTATATGAAGCCAGAGAGCATACCACAAGCGGTTGTTATTCTGGCTAAGTATCAGTATCAGAGTGCCTTTGTTGCCGATCAAGAGATTAATCTGGTGGCATGTTTGACAGAAATCATGGTAGATTGTGAGGTAAGATAAAATGAGCAATAAAGCATGGGATATGCTACGCAGTCAGTTTAAGCCTGACGGAAAAGGTAGATTTAAAACACTACAAGCAATGCATGTAGCTAAACAACTTGCAGAAGAAAATGAAATTCTTCGCAACATAATTCGTGATTATGAACGTAAATTTCAGGATAAGAAATGACTGATCTATTCAAAGAGATTCTGCCGTCAATTCTACATAATAAGAAATCTGTAGTATCAGAAGACAACAAGCGGGATTATGTTCCGTTTGTTGTCAATAAAGCTTTATCTTTTCATTATGATTGTATCATGTATGCTAATCAGATGAACATGTATCCAAATATTGACAATATTCTTCAATATCAATATTATCTAAATAGTATCAGGTCTTATAAGCGTCCATTTCAGAAGTGGATAAAACGTGAAACTATTGCTGATTTGGATTTAGTAAAAGAATATTATAATATCTCAACAGAGAAAGCTAAAGAAGCATTATCTATTCTCACTGAAGACCAGCTTAATATTATAAGAAAAAAATTAGATAAAGGTGGCTCTGATGTTAAATATAAGCGAATTGATAGAGGTTAAACTAGTTGAACCTGATGATTTTCTCAAAGTAAAAGAAACATTGACACGGATCGGCGTTGCTTCTAAAAAAGAAAAGACATTGTATCAGTCTTGTCATATTCTACATAAACAAGGACATTATTATGTGGTACACTTCAAGCAAATGTTCATGCTTGATGGTAAAAAATCAGATTTCTCAGATGATGATAGGGCTAGATTAAATACTATTGCTAATTTATTACATGAATGGGAACTTGTTGATCTAGTAGATGAGAATAGAAGCAAATCTCCTGTTGCTGCATTGAGTCAGATCAAAATTCTTTCACATAAAGAAAAAGCAGATTGGAAGTTGGTAACTAAATATAATATTGGAAAAAAACAAAAGTAGAAACCAATGGCACAATTTCGCAAAGATAGTCATCAGTATTTACCACAAGAAACGACCATATTTGAAGTTGTAATGTTAGCGGATCAATATGGTAATCTTGTTGGTCCAGCGAATCCTTCTGGTACTGCGGTGGATGCTTTTGGTAGGGCCAGAATATCTACACCATTAACACTGTTTGATTCTTCTAATAGATATCAAGATAATGGTAAGTTTAATAATGCTAATTCTGCAACAGGTAGTACAATAACATATAATGTCAACTCATCTACTACTTCACTAAATATTACTACAACAGCAAACTCTTATGTATATCGTGAATCATCAAAAGTTTTCGCATATCAGCCCGGAAAATCTCTACAAATTATTCAATCTTTCTGTATGGCACCTGCTCAAACAGGATTAAGACAAAGAGTTGGTTATTTTGGTTCACAGAATGGTATATTTTTAGAGCTTCTTAACGACACATTATATTTTGTTATTAGATCATATGTTTCAGGTTCAATAGTTGAAGAACGAGTAGCACAATCTTCATGGAACACAGATAAACTTGATGGAACAGGACCTTCTTTATTAACACTTAATATATCAAAAGCACAATTATTCTGGGCAGATATTGAATGGTTAGGTGTTGGTACAGTGAGATGTGGTTTTATTACTAATGGACAATATATACACTGTCATTCATTTCATCATTCTAATCTAATTGATTATACCTATATGACAACAGCATGTTTGCCATTAAGAATGGAAATTGAAAATGTAGGAACAATAGGAAATAATACTACACTAAATGTTATCTGTTCTTCTGTTATGTCTGAAGGCGGTTATGAAATTAGAGGAAGAAATAAAACTGTTGGTCATCTTCCTAACACAACATACACATTAACCACAGCAGGTGTTTTTTATCCTGTAGCAAGTATTAGATTGAAATCTGAGTTTGCAGATGCTATAGTTGTTCCTAAGAACATTTCACTGCTTGGAATTTCAGGCAATGGTACAAGACTAGCATATAAACTTGTTGAAAATGCAAATGTAGGAAATGGAACTTGGATATCTGCAGGTAGTGATTCTGCTGTTCAATATAATCTTACAGCAAATTCTCTTTCTGGTGGTACAGACCTAGATCAAGGTTATCTTTATGTATCACAGCAAAGTGCTGCTGGTTTAACATTAGCAGATGATGTTTTTAGATTACAGTTGAATAGAAATACTTTTTCAAATACAAATTCAACATTTACATTAGCTGTTGCTGGTGCGGGTGCTTCGGACACTTGTATCGGTGCTATAAACTGGATGGAAATAACTTAAACTATGGAGAGTGAATATTATGACTACATTGAAAATTTACAAAACATTTTCTTCAATTGAACTGCCTAAATTTGCAACAGAACAATCTGCCTGCTTTGATCTATCATTTCAAAATGCAGGCAAATTTGATTATTCTGGATTCAACAGAATGAATAAAGCTTTCACGAGACCATTTAAGGATGGTCGTTTATTTGTGAATGCAGGTGACAGAATCATGGTTCCTACTGGTCTCATTTTTGATATTCCTAAAGGTTATTCTGTTCGTGTTCATGCGAGATCAGGCCTATCCCTGAAGCAAGGTCTAGTTCTAGTAAACGCTGAAGGTGTTATTGATTCTGATTATATAGAAGAAACATTTGTTCTTTTAATGAATGTTTCTGATAATGGCCAATGGCTAAATCCAGGAGATAGAATTGCTCAAGCAGAACTAGTAAAGCAAGAGCAGTTCAAGATTGAAGAAAGAAAAACAAGACCGACAATAAAAACAGATAGAATTGGCGGTATGGGATCAACTGGAGTATCAATGAATGCTGAAACAATTACCCTTACAACGAATTAAGGTTCGTGAATCTACATACATTGAAGTGGACGGTGGTGTAACAATATTTGTTGATGATCATAAGAATGTTTTTATTGATGGTCATGACAAGATATATATCAAATCAAATGAAGATGTAAATATCGATGGCAAAAATATTAATCTCACTGCAAAGGAAAAAGTTTATATTGGTTCTGGTAAAAACATCACACAACAAGCACCAAGAATAGATTTGAATCCTAAAGAATATAAAGGTAAAAAATAATGCCATATGGTGCACATAGACATGGAGATTTAAGAACATGTGGTGCAACTACTGTTGTTACAAATCAAACAACAGTATTTGTAAATAATAAATTATGGGCTGTTGAAGGTGATGAAAATACACATGGAGATGGCGCATTAATATCAGTAACAGGATCAACAGTTTTTGTTGAAAATAAATTAGTTATCGTACATGGACCTGATAATGCATTTCCAGATGATTTGTGTCCAACAGAAGGCGGTCAACATTGTACTCCGTTCACTGCACAAGGTTCTAGTGACACAGAAATATATTAACTCTTGACAACCTCATCTAAATGTGTTATATATAGTATTGTTGGGATAAAGGTTTAGCGTACCCAACACGATTCTGTCGAAAGAAGAATCATTTTAAATCTCGCTTTTATAGGAGAAACAACATGACATTTAACGTTCCACATTTCGATCCCTTTTCATTCGCAACCAATCTTTCCAAAAACTCTATCGGTTTTGATGAACTATTCACAAAGTTCACTGATATGACAAAAGCTGCTGGCTATCCTCCGTATAATATTGTTAAGACAGGTGATAATACTTATGTTATTGAAATGGCAGTAGCTGGTTTTGGTCGTCAAGATATTGAACTTGTTCTTGAAGATGGTGTTTTGTCAATTAAGGGTGAAGTAAAATCTGATGAAAAGAATGATTATCTTTTCAAGGGCATTGCTGATCGTGCTTTCACCCGAAAGTTTACATTAGCAGACACAATTGAAATTAAGAATGCTGATATGTTAAACGGTATGTTACGTGTATGGCTAGAACGTCTAATACCAGAACATAAGAAGCCACGTAAAATTGAAATCAAGCCAGAAGAATCAGAAGATAAGCAAGAAAAGAAATCAAAAACTTTTTTGCGAGACTAATTGATTATCTCTAGTGAAGGGGCAGGATTCATCTCCTGCCCTTTAATATATACAAGCATGAACAACTAATGGAGAAATATTATGGGTATTCCTACACTAATTCACGAAATTCAGAAAATGCTTGTAGATAATAATCTTCTAACATCAAAAGATATTGACGGCAAGATTGGTCCCAAGACAAAGAACGGTATCGATAAGTTTCTAGACTCAAAAGGCATTTCAGCAAATAAATGGTCAAGTGCTAGAAAACTTGTTGCTGCTGAACAACTTCTTTATGCATCACAGAAAATCGATGTTGGTACTCCTGATGGATTGGTTGGTCCTTCCACAACACATGCCCGTGAAGTATATAATGCAAAGATGGTTTTGAACTGGCGGGACAAAGTTGATATTGTTCCTGTAAAGCCAGCTTCTGTTAAAACATCTCAAAAAACTTCTACTGTTTGGCCAAGACAAGCAGAATGCACTAGTTTCTATGGTAAACCAGGAACAAATCAATCGAAATGTAATGTTCCCTTTGCATTAGTTGTTCCTTGGGATTTAAAGCAGAAACTTACTTCTTACTCTTGTCATAAACTAGTTAAAGAACCTATGGAAAGAATTTGGAACAGAACACTAGAGCATTATGGTTATGATAAGATTATTGATCTAAGACTTCATTACTTTGGTGGATGCTTGAATGTTCGTAAGATGCGTGGTGGCTCTGCATGGTCAATGCATTCATGGGGAATCGCCGTAGACATTGATCCTGATAGAAATGGTCTACATACATCATGGAAAGATTCTCAAATGTCTAAGCCCGAATATAAGAAGTTTGTTGAATTCTGGTATGATGAAGGAGCGATCAATCTAGGTAGAGAAGCTAACTTTGATTCTATGCATTTTCAATTTGCACGGTTGAGATAATAAGGTTTTTTATTATGAATTATGAAGACTTTGATATAGGTGATATTGTTTGTGCTAAAACAACTGAAAATGATATTGATGTAAAAACTTTAGGTATGATAACAAAAAAATTACCAAAAAGTGATTATGAGCCAATGAGAGTTATTTGTGTGAGTCATTATTATGATGTACAAAATAATGCAGGATTTGGTTGTTTTGCTCCTAAAGAATTAATAAAACTATCAACAGCACAATTATATCATATAATGAGAGTTATGAATAGCTGGAAACATTTTGAAAATATAAAAATAAAAAGGTGATATTATGCAATTGCGAATAGAGAATTCAGTTGTTGTTATTACACCCACTGTTGGTAAGGCTGCACTTAGAAAAGCAATGGAAAGTGTAGCCGATCAAACATATCAAAACATTACTCATCTTATCGTTGTTGATGGCGCAGAGTATTTTGATACAGTAATGGAAGTTGCTTCAATTTCAAAAGAAAAAAGTAATGTAGTAATAACAACAACACCTTTCAATACAGGCGGTAATGGTTATTATGGTCATAGAATATATGCTGCTTATGCTCATCTAGTTGATCATGATTACATTGCTTTTCTTGATGAAGATAATTGGTTTGATGAAAATCATATTGAATCTCTTGTTAGTACAATAGAAAAAAACAATTATGATTGGGCCCATTCTTTGCGTAAGGTATACATAGATAATGTATATCATGCTGATGATGCTTGTGAAAGTATTGGTAGATGGCCAATCTGGTTTTCACAACCAGACAATCCACAACATTTAGTAGATACTTCATCATATCTTTTCAGAAAAGATTTTCTAACAAGAGTTTCAAATCATTGGCATTGGAAATGGGGAGGTGATAGAAGATTCTATACTATCATTACTAAAGGGCTTAATCTAGAAAACAATTATGGTACAACAGGTCTTCATACATTGAATTATAATCTACCCGATATGAATAGAGCATATGGTGGTGATTTACAGTTCTTTGAAAAAGGTAATGCAGCGATCAAACAACATTATGGTGGTAAATATCCATGGATAGAGTAAATTTAGCACAATTTTTATACTCAGCAGTAAATGCTAAAGATGATGAACTAGATTATCTACATTTATTTGGTAAATGTATTAGTAATATCAGTAAAACAACATCACAAAACTTTCAAGACATTTGGGTATTACATGAACTAAAAGATAAAAGAGATGGTTTCTTTGTCGAGTTTGGTGCAACAAATGGTTTTGATTGTTCTAATACATATCTTCTAGAAAAAGAATATGAATGGAAAGGTATTCTTGCAGAGCCTAATCCTTTTTGGCATGATGAACTGTTTCGTAATAGAAATTGTTATATAACCACTAAGTGTGTTTACACAGTCACAGATGAAACAATTTCTTTTAATGCCGTAAACTCTGCTGCTGATTTATCTACTATTCAAGGTTATGGGGATACTGATGAACATTCTCAAATAAGAGAAAATCATTCTCAGATTTCAGTAAAAACGATTTCACTTTTAGATTTATTGAAAGATTTTGATGCACCCAAAGTTATTGACTATCTGTCTATTGATACTGAAGGTTCTGAACTAGATATTCTCAAACAGTTCTTTACTGACAATACAGAATATCAAATTAGATGTATTACTGCAGAACATAATAATCATCTTATTCAAAGATTCAAAATCAAAGAACTTTTAGAAGATCATGGATATATAAGAAAGTATACTGAAATTTCAAGATGGGATGATTATTTTGTAAAGGATATAACATGACAAAGAATCTTATTATTGGCTTTGCATCTAATTATGAATGGAAAGATTTACAGTATTGGGTAAACTCAATTCAAAAAACTAGTTTTTCTGGTGATATTCATATTGTCACTGATAATATGAAGAAAGAGACTATTGAAAAACTAGTTAGTAAAAATGTAAATATCAGTCTTTATGGTAAGAAAAATGAAAAAGGTGATTTTGTATCAGATCAAAGTATTGCACCACATGTAAACAGATTCTTTTATATCTGGAATGCATTAAAAAATATGGGTCCCGACACATATAGAAATGTTGTCACAACTGACGTAAGAGATGTTATTTTTCAATCTAATCCTATGGAATGGCTTGAAGAACGTCTTGTTATGCATTCTCTTGTAGCATCATCTGAAGGTATGCAATACAAGAATGAACCGTGGGGCAACAATAATCTACTTGAAGCTTTTGGTCCATTCTATCATAATCTAATGAAAGATAATCTCATTTATAATGTTGGTGTTATCGGCGGTGATTATTATCATGTTCGTGGATTGCTTTCACTCATCTTTCAGCTAAGTATCAATAGACCAATTCGAATTGTTGATCAAGCAGTATATAACTACATCATTAATACAGAACCTTTTGTTAATGATACAATGTTTACAACAAACCAAGATGCATGGGCTATTCAATTAGGTACAACATTAGAAGCAGTAAGATGTGGTTCTGGTGATTTAGGTCAAGCATATATTAGAGATGACGCCGCAAGAGTGAAATATTTGGAATCTTATGTAGATCAAGGTATTATCATTGAAGATGGTATCGTAAAAGATTTGGAAAAACAACCTTATTGTATAGTTCATCAATATGACCGAATACATGATTTGAATATGAAAATACAACAACTTTATGGAGATAATGATGTTTCTGAATCCCGAACAATTTTCTATCACTCAGTCTAGAGAAATGGGCATTTGGCCACCTAGCGATTTAATTGCCAATTCTATGTATCCTTATATCAAGAGAATATCTAATCAAGTTAGTATTCTTGATGTTGGTACAGAGAAAGGCGAAAATGCTTATCGTTTTCTGGAACTTGATACAAAGAATAAGAAGATTGATATTATTTTCACGGTAAAAACAACAGAAGAACATAATGAATTGATTGATACTAATTTAAAAGAACATTATGGAAAAGTTATTTTTGCGGAACCTAAAGAACCTGTTGATTTAGTATGTATTAATTCAAATACAGACCTTGACAGAACATTAAATACATATTATAGTTGTGTGAAGTCTAATGGTATATTTTGTGGTAATAATCACTCTGATAAAAGAGTAAAAGAAGCTCTAACAAAATTTAGACGAGTAAACAAGATTGGTACACCAATTTTGGTGGCCCACGATATATTTTTTTGGTATAAGAGGTAATTATGAAGACTGCATTGGTGCTTGGAGCAGGTGGGTTTATCGGCAATCATATGGTAAATCGGCTAAAGAAAGAAGGTTATTGGGTTAGAGGTGTTGATCTAAAGTATCCTGAATTTCAAAAGAGTATGGCAGATCATTTTGTTATTCGTGATCTAAGAGAACAAAAAGAAGTAAAAGAATTGATTGGTTATGCTGGATCATGTCGTAGCCCCTATCAAATATGGTCTATGGCATTTGATAAGCCATTTGACGAGATTTATCAGTTTGCTGCTGATATGGGCGGTGCCGGATATATCTTTACAGGTGAACATGATGCAGATGTTATGCATAATTCAGCAACAATCAATCTAAATGTTCTAGATGCTGTCGTCAAATATCATAAGCAAATGGTTGATCAAAAACTGCCCAAGATTTTCTATTCATCATCGGCGTGTATGTATCCAGAACATAATCAACTTGATCCCGACAATCCAAACTGTGCTGAAGATTCGGCCTATCCAGCCAATCCGGATAGTGAGTATGGTTGGGAAAAGTTGTTTTCGGAACGTTTGTATTTTGCATATCATCGCAATCATGACATCCCTGTTCGTGTTGCCCGCTTTCATAACATCTATGGGCCTCTAGGAACATGGCAAGGTGGTAAAGAAAAAGCCCCTGCAGCTATTTGTCGTAAGGTTCTAACATCATCTAATGAGATTGAAATTTGGGGAGATGGTAATCAAACACGGTCATTCCTTTATATTGATGATTGTATAGATGCTGTTCGTTTGTTAATGCAATCTGACTTCATGGGACCAGTTAATATTGGTTCTGAAGAAATGGTAACTATTAATCAATTAGTTGATATTGCATGTTCTATAGATAATAAAGAACTGAAAAAGAAACATATTCCAGGGCCAACGGGTGTTCGTGGTAGAAATTCTGACAATAGACTAATTGAAGAAAAGCTAGAATGGAAACCTAAGTATTCTTTACAACAGGGTTTAGAACAAACATATCGTTGGATTCAAACACAATTAGGAAAATAATATTATGAATATTTTGAAGCTTGGTTTTACAGATACATTTGGTGCAATTGAAAACTTCTTTACCAAAGTATTATCTGAAAGATTTAATGTTATTCGTGATGATCAAAATCCAGACTATCTAATATTTGGTGATAAGAATTTTGGTAACAATAACGTCAATTATAATAACAGAAATTGCATCAAGATATTCTATACTGGTGAGAATGAAAGACCTTGGGATTATCAGTGTCATTATTCAATCTCTTTTGATCATCAGGAATTTGAAGGCAAAAATTATAGACTACCATTATATGTAATCTATGATTATGATAATCATCATAGAAATGTTCCTAACACATCCACTATTTTTAGAACACCATCTGATCTATTAGTAAAGAAGGATTTCTGTTCTTTTGTTGTTAAGAATGGTGGTTGCCAGAAAAGAAACGAATGGTTTCAAACACTTAATTCATATAAAGGTGTAGCATCAGGAGGACCATTATTCAACAATATTGGTTATGTACTACCTAGAGGTGAAGAATCTGTCAAGGCTAAGTTAGAGTTTTTGAATTCATATAAGTTCAATCTTTGTTTTGAAAATGCGTCATATCCTGGTTATGCTACAGAAAAGCTATATGAAGCTTTATGTGCTAAAACTGTTCCCATTTATTGGGGTTCACCAACAATTGAATGTGATTTTAATACCAAAGCGTTTTTGAACTGGCATGATTATGGTGATGATAAAGCATTTCTAGAAGCAATCAAAGAAATTAATGAAACGCCGGATATGTATGAGGAAATGTATCTGCAACCTATGTTTGTAGATTATCAGAAGGTCAATAAGTTCTTTGACAAAGATAGATTTCTGAATTGGTTTGATAAGAATGTATATAAGGGTGTCTCGAATGGATAAAGCTTTAATCATTACTCCTACTGGTTGTTCTATGTACTTTGATGATGATTATGACAAAGACAATCATTGGAGATTCACTAAAAAAGAGAGAACGTATGAAACTTGTGTTATTGGTTTCAGAGAAGATTATGTTCCAGAACAAAATTCATATGATTATTTTTTTCATTATTCAATTCGTCATAAATGGAAACAATTGCCAGAGTTATTGGAATTTTTACGGACAAACGGGTTGAAATGGGAAGAATATTCATTTATAGGATATTGGGATGATGATTATTGCACTGATATTCAATCTGTCAATAGATCATTAGAACTTGCTAGACGTTTTGATTTTCCATTCTTTCAGCAATCACTAAGATCATGGACAGTATATAAATGTCTTGAGCAAGATACATCATGTAATTTTGCTAAAACAAACTTTACTGAAATGGGCATTCCATTTTATCGTCAAGATATCTTTCGTAAAGTTCTAAAACTACTAAAAGATTATCAATACAAGGAATCTGAATGGGGTATTGATAAAATCATGTGTGACTATCTTAGACTGCCTGCATATATAGTTCATGAAGTATCAGCTAAACATATGAGACGTGAAAGTTGGTATGATAAATCAAATGCTTTCAAAGAAATGGACTACTTAATGAAAGATTGGTTTCCAAAGTATATGAAAGAAAAATTCGGTCTTGATTATTCTTATCATGATAATCAAGTGGTCATTGAAAAATATAAATTAGGATGAAATAATGAGAAAACGTGTACTTTTAACAGGTGGGGCCGGTTTTATTGGCCATCATATCGTTGATCTTTTTCTTCAGCAAACAGATTGGGATATTGTTTCATTAGATCGTTTAGATTATTCGGGTAATCTCAATCGACTAAATGATGTAGTTTCAAAATATCCTAAAACAGAACAAAAACGTGTAAAGATTGTTTGGCACGATCTAAAAGCTGAAGTTCGAGAACTAACACAGAATTTCATTGGTGATGTGAATATCATTCTGCACCTTGCTGCCTCAAGCCATGTTGACAGGTCCATTACTCATCCTATGGAATTTGTAATGGACAATACCATAGGAACCGTCAATCTCCTGAACTATGCAAGGGAACTGAAGAATCTGGAGAGACTGATATACTTCTCTACCGATGAGATTTTTGGTTCTGCACCAGATGGTGTTTTGTATGGAGAGTATGACAGGTATAATTCAACAAATCCATATTCTGCGTCCAAGGCTGCTGCTGAAGAGTTTTGTGTTGCTTATGAGAACACATACAAGCTACCAATCTTTGTTACACACTGTCATGATTCCAAAACAAGAGCATGGACAGAAAAAGGATTTAGAAATGTTGAAGAACTTTCAATAGGAGATAATGTTTGGGTTCTAAAAAATAATAAAGAACTTGCTCTTGAGCCTATTCTTGAAATTGTAAATTCACCATATTCTGGTGATATGATCGAATTTAAATCAACAAAATATGATCTTTTTGTCACACCAAACCATAGAATGTTAACCAGAAATAGACATGAAGATGAATTTAGAATAGAAAATGCTGAAACAATATTTAATGATAAGAAACGACACCATATTCCTTTGTCGGGAGAATGGATTGGTTCTGATATAGATA